CTGGAGGTACAAGAGTTAAGATTCTTAAGTCTGGTACTGCTAATACTGCTGCTGCTGTCGCTGCTGTAACTGGTGCTGATCTAGTAACTGCTCTTTGGAAAGTTGCAGAAACATTTGATACAAACAACATTCCAGAAGACAATAGATATTTTGCTCTTGACCCAGCAAATTACTATAAGCTAGCTCAAACAACAGATGTTCTTAACAGAGATTGGGGCGGTTCTGGAGCATATGCAGAAGGAACAGTTCTCAAGGTTGCTGGTATTAATATCATCAAATCTAACCACTTACCTAAGACAAATAGAACTGCGGTAACTGGTGAGAACAACACATATCACGCTAACTATACAGACAATATCGGTCTTGCATTTACTCCAGATGCAGTCGGTACTGTTAAGTTAATGGACTTGAAGATGCAGCAAACAGGAAATGATGTTTCTGCATTATGGCAAGGTACATTTATGGTTGGTTCAATGGCTCATGGTACTGGTGTTTTAAGACCAGACTGTGCTATTGAGGTATATGCAAGCAACTCATAAGTAGCTAATATAGGGGGGAAACTTACCCCCCTACTACTATGCCTAAAGGTAAAGGAACTTACGGAACCAAAAAAGGAAGACCACCAAAGAAAGGAAAGTAAATGGTACTCGCTAGAACCACAAAACTTGAAGCAGTAAACAAAGCCTTACAGATGATGGGGGAAGCACCTCTTAACTCTCTGCAAGGCTTGTTTGGTTTAGGTAACTTAGCTGAAACAACTATCAATAGCGTTAGCCGAAAAATACAAGTAGAAGGGTGGTCATTTAATACAGACTATCAACAAAGTTTAGTTAGAGACTCTACAACTAACCACATATCAGTTGGTGATAATGTTAGCAGAATTGTTGTCGATCACTTTGACTATCCAGATATAGATGTAGTTCAACGTGGTAAAAAATTATATGATCGCAAAAACAATACCTATGAGTTTGAACAAAACATAAAGGCAGATATAACTTACATATTAGATTGGGAGGACTTACCAGAGCATGCAAGAAACTACATAATGGTTAAAACTGGTAGGGAACTACAGGAAAATATGATAGGTAGTAAAGATTTAACAGAGATAAATATAATTTTAGAACAAGAAAGTAGGTCACAATTTTTAGAAGAAGAAACAACTCTTAGCGAACATAATATGATTAGAGGTCATGCCAATAGATCGTATCCAGTTAAAACATATAAACCAATAAATATGCTTGAAAGATAATGGGTTTAATCAGTAGCACTATACCCAATATGATTAATGGGGTTAGTCAGCAGCCCTCTGCATTGCGACTAGCTTCTCAAGCCGAATCAGTTATAAATTGCTTGTCATCACCAGTTGAAGGTTTAACTAAGCGACCACCTTTTAACCACATAGCAAAATTAATATCAGGCTCTGCTGGTACAGGTAGACCCTTTGTAGAAGTTGTAGATAGAGATGGAACTATCCAATACTTAATAATGATTAGAGATGGAGCTATTGATGTATTTAATATAGATGGCTCTGCACAAACAGTTAATACTCCTGTCGGAACTGACTATTTAGATATATCTAATACAGCTGACCCTTCAGATAAGTTTAGGGTTGCTTCAGTTGCTGATTACACTTTTATAGTTAACAGAGAAAAAATAGTTACTATGGATTTTGCTGGTACTTACACGCAAAACGATGGAGCAACACCGCCAGCAGCTGGAACTATAATAGCTGTTAACTGTCCAAAACATGGTTTAGAAACAGGCGTAAAAATACAAATAGATTTTGAAACTGGTACTACTCCAGATGGAACTTATAACGTAACTAAAGTAGATGATAACAACTTCACGCTAGTTGGAGCTACAAGTTTAGATACTAGCGGAACTTGTAGGTTTAATGAACTGTCTCCAGATGTATCACGCAAGGGAATTATTTTTATAAAAGCTGCTGACTATGACACAAGATATGAAGTAAAGATAAAAGATGCTGCTGGTACTACAACTTTGGCTACGGCAACTCACCAAACTGCTTCAGCTGGAGGCACAGTACCTAACTCAAATACTATTGCATCTGATTTAACTAACCAGTTAATAAGTCAATTATCTAGTGGTTGGACTTTTACTGTTGACCAGTACATTATAAGAATAGAAAAAAATGACGATACAGAATTTGTTATAGAAAGTACTGACTCAAAAGCTGGCACTTACACAAAAGCTATTCGAGGAGCTATAGATACAATTAGCGATTTGCCAACCTTATGCGAGAAAGATTTTATTGTCAAAGTGCAAGGTACTAAGACAACAGGACTAGACGATTACTACGTTAAATTTGAAACTAGCAACAATACAGCATTTGGTTTTGGCATTTGGAGAGAAACAGTTGGCCCACTACAGCCTTATAAATTTAATAAATCAACTATGCCACATGTTTTAGTGCGTGATGCTACTACTGGCGTGTTTGAATTTAAAGAGTTTGATTGGTCGCCAAGAATAGCTGGAGACATGTTAACTGCTCCTACTCCTACATTTGTAGGAACTAATATAAACAATATTAATACTTTTAGAAACAGGCTTATATTCTTAGCTGATGAAAATGTCTTAATGAGTGCAGCTGATAGTTACGATAGGTTTTTCCCTGAGACAGTACAAACCATTGTAGATAGTGACCCGATTGATTTGGTTACAGGTGGTACGGAGATTCACTTCTTAACATCCAGTTTGGCGTTTGCAAATACTTTGTTGCTATTTAGTCGGCATGGTCAATTTAGATTAGATGCTGGTGCTTCAACGATTGGTGGTGCTTTGACACCAAAAACCGCAACAATAACAGCTATCACTACTTATGAAACTGAACCAACTGTTGACCCTATTGCTGTAGGTCGTACTGTTTATTTCTCGATACCTAAAGGAGAGTTTAGTGGTTTGCGTGACTTTTACCTTCCAGATGTAACTGCATCAGTTCCAGTATCAGAAGAAGTATCTTCAGCTGTTCCTAGATATATTCCTAAAAACATAGTTAGTTTGATTAGTTCAGCATCAGAAGAAACTGTTATAGCTATCAGTAAAGATCAGCCTAAACGTATTTACTTTTATAAATTCTTTTACGAAGAAGATCAAAAGCTACAGTCATCTTGGTCATTCTGGGAGGTCAAAGGAGATAAGACAGTACTTGGTGCATCAATAATAGATAGTGATGTTTTCTTTGTTATGCAATATGCAGATGGCGTTTACCTAGAAAAATGTTCCTTACGACCAGAATCAGTAGATGAAGGTAGTAACTTAGAAATATTATTAGATAGAAAAATAGATGAAACTAAGTGTCATATTAATGTAATTAATCAGGGTGGTGCTGGTGTTCAGTCAATAATATCTTTGCCTTATCCAACAGCTACGGCTGGCATCCAAGTACTTGTTGGTAAGGATGCTGCTGGTAATACTATGCAGCATGGTCAAGTACAAGTTCCAAGTGCAGAAACTTTATCTGGAGCTACGCAATCAGGATTTACTGGTAACGGAACTATGACTGTATTAGGTGATTTATCAAACGCAAAATTCTTTGTAGGCGAAAGATATGACATGACTTATGAGTTTAGTACGCCATATTTAAAAGAGCAGCCAACTGGCGGTGGTGTTGCTGTTGTTGCTAGTCCAAGACTACAAATTAGAACTTGGACATTTGTGTTTGATGATACGTCTGCATTTAAAATAAGAGTTACACCTAGAGGTAGAAATGCTTTTACTTATCCGTATAATGGGTTTATTGTTGGTCAAAATCCTCCAGCATTAGGTCAAGCACCTTTCTTAACTGGAAAATTTAAAGTGCCAGTCATGGCACATAACAACGACACTAAAGTCGAAATCTTAAGCGATAGTCCACTACCCTGTCGTATTCAATCATCAGAATGGGAAGGATGGCTACACACAAGAGCAAGACGGCTATAGGCAAGTTTCATTGGCGAAAGTCAATATTGTCTGACGTTGTAACAGTCGCAGCAAATATGCGGCAAGAGGATAAAGAAGAAGTATTAGCTTATTCTGGCTCATCACCACAAGAAGCTTTGTTTTATTGTTTCTTTGCAAGTCAGCCTTGTATGACTATGGTTGGCCGAAAAGGTAACATCATGGGTATGTATGGGGTAGTTCCCTGCTCACCAAAAGTAGGCAGAATCTGGATGTTAGGGCATGAGTCTATGACATCTGACTATAGAGATGTAAGAGCTTTTTTGCGTAACTCACCTATAGAATTACAAAAATTTCATTGCAATTATCCTTTGTTGTACAACTATGTTGATGCAAGAAACGAAACTCATATAAAATGGATTAAGTGGATGGGTTTCTCAATCATTAAGAAACACGCTACATTTGGTGCAGAGGGTCGAACTTTTTACGAATTTGTAAAGAACTAACTATGTGTGGTGCAATTCCTATAGCTGTTATCTCAGGAGTCTTAGGTGTAGCTGGTAGCTATATGCAATACCAGCAAGCTAAGACAAATGTTGCATATCAGAACGCCCAGCAAAATTTACAATATCAGAGCAGCATGTTACAGGCTCAGTCCAATCGGATGACTGAGGATGTAAAGAAACAGATGAATGAAGATGCTATACAGCATGCAAATTATTTAGCAGATTTGCAATATGAAAGAGATAGCACCAGAATCACTATGAATCAGATGCAGCAACAAGAACAAGCAGCACAAGAGCAAACAGCAACTGGTCGGACATATTTACAAAAGAGAGGAGAAGTTGCAGCGATAAGAGGATTAGGAACAAACGCATGGACTTTGATTGCGGATATAAAACGCACACAAGCACAAGCAGACTTTATAACGAATCGAAATACTGCGTTTAGTTTGGCTGGTACTCAATCGCAGCGACTGGATGCTCAAGCTAATCGAGCCAGTAGGCGAGGCCAAACTGCAACGTATCTTAAGAAAACATTTCTTGACCCTGTTAAACCTTTGGAAATACCGAAGCCAAGCTTTGGGCCATATGCTCTTGGCATGGCCAGTTCTGTCGTTGGCGGCTTTACTACTTATCATGGACTGAGAAGTGGAGACAACCCGATGCCTAATTGGGGATTTGGTTAAATGGCAGCATCAACTAAAGGGTTAAGTCTTGGTAAAAACGAAGACCCAAAAAGTAGAAGAGGCGAAGCAAAACAAGTTTCTTTAGATGGAATAAATGTTGCTCCTGTTACTGGCTCAACTCAAATTACAGAACCTAAAGTACAAAATGCTAGATGGTTTGGCGAAAGTGCTGTTCAGCCAGCTTCACTAACAAAAATACCCCAGCTTGAATTGCCAAGTATGGCTGGTGTTATTGAGCCTGCTACGCCAAAAGATGCTGGCAGAATGGGAGATTCTTTGGTTACTTTTGCACAGTCAGTAGCTGATTATGGTTCTTCTACAGCAAGTAGAAGAAAAAATTTAAGAGAAGAAAATGAAGCAATAGCAAACAAAATTATTACTACATGGGGTCAAAACCCTACTCAACCAGTAAAAGATTTAGATGTATATATACAATCTATAAAAAAATCTATAGCTAAGATACAGGCTAAAGAAAAATTAACCCAAGAAGATTTACAGACAATAAGAGATTATGAAAAGTTAATAGGGCAAATAAATAATAAAAGAAATTTAGGCGAAGTTTTACTTTCAAAAGACAGAGAAAGAGTTGTAAAAAATAGAGCACAAGGTTTTCAATCTTATGCTGAGAATACAACAGTTGCAGATTTAAACTTAGCTGGTGGAATCACAGATAAAAATGGAGATCTAAAAGATAAAAAGATAAGCGAGCTTGACCCTAACTCTGAACAATGGATAGCGGCATTTAATAACTATGTCTATGGAGACATGGATTTAAGCGGCTTTGAGTTAAAAAACGTAGAAGGTATAGTATCTAACTCACAGTATCAAGCCAAAGTAACTCAATTAAAAAGTTATAACGCTAAAGAAAAAGATAGGATAATGAGTTCATCCTTGCAAAGCATAGAAACAAACTTAGAACTATTAGTCCAGAAGAACAATGCAACAACTGAAGTTACGTTTATTTCAGATCTGCAAGACGATGTTGAATTTTTAAAAAGCACACATTTATTTACTAATAAAGAAATAGATAATTTTGTACAGCAGTCAATAAGTATGATGGTTTATTTTATTGGCGAAAAAGGAGGAGAAATAGATGCAGAGGCAATAATAAATCGAATATTTTTAGGAGAAAACATTGGCAAAGAAGATCAAATTTTGCCATTAATGACAGGCAAGGTAAGCGATAGAGTGTTAAAGGATGGAACAATTAATAAAAAATTATTCTTAATTAATGCTATTGGAGGCGAAGCAAGATTAAATGAAATTATATCTGAGGTAACTAATAAAAATGTTAAAGCAAATAACAGTAAAACTAATGGACTTGAGCTTGCTTATGATACGTCATTCAATAATGTTTTAGAAAGTAAACCAGAAGGTAAAACTGAATCGTATCTATCTTTGTTAATAAAAGGAGATAATGATGACATAACAGGTAACGTTCATGTAAATGCTGTTATTACAGAATTAAATTCAACAAGATTAGAACTTATAGAAAAAGCAAACGGAGATACAAAAAAAATAGCTGCAATAAATAAATCGTATACTGAAAAATTATCTAACATTAAAAATAATCTTTTAGTTTCAGATTTTAAAGAAGAACTAAAAGATCTTAATGATAGAAGTCTAAAGGTTGCTTTAGGAGAGGCTACCGAAACTGAAATTGCAGATTTAAAAACAGATTTGTTTATGTTTAGAGATACCTATAAAGACCTACCAAAGCTCGATGATGACTTAAGCCAAGTTATTGATAACCTAGAAAACTATGCAGATGCCAGTAATAAAACGAGTTTAAAGTTTGGAACAGATATTGTTAATGATTTGTTTACGACTTATTCAAACAGTCAAGATTCAAATTTTGATAAAGATACTGTATGGAATAAGAACAAAGCTGCGATAGATGCAAGAGTAAAAGAAATAGTACAACAGGCAATACAAGATCATCCAAACGATATTCAAGCAAGAAACGAGCAAATTAATAGAGTTATTACAAATGAATGGAATAACGGAGGATTTATAGATGGTCGAGAAGTTAACACTACTCCGATTAACAATATGGGAAATCCTACTAAAGCAAGTAAAGATTATTTGAATAGTAATGGATTTAATAAAAAAGGAATGTTAGATGCTAATGGTTATTTTACTGATAATTCCATACAAACTTTTACGGCTCATGTACGAAATAAATATCAACCTATGTTCTCGAAAAACGCATTGTATCAATATAAAAAAGTAGGAGGCCAGTTCCAGCCAAATGGAGGCTTGATGTTGATGTGGATGTCTGGAGAAGACATGCCAGAAGGTTGGGATATTATTGAGAAAAATTTAGAGAAGATGGATAACATGAGTGTGACTAAGTTTTTTGAAGAACAGTTAATTAAAAATGGTCTTGACCCTAAAGTATTTCCGCTAGAAGTATTAAAAAGTTTAGAGGGTAAAAATCAACAAGAAAGAAGAGAGGCGTGGGCTAAACTTACTGGTACTGAATTAAAAGAGGATGAAAACATAACTGGTGTTATTAATAAAAAGAATTACGAAGCTGGTGCATTTGTAACTAATAACAACACATTTTATATAGGGCCATATGGTACAGCAGGGAAAGAGGTGCAAAGGTTACTTAATGATAAAAATATGGGATGGTACAATCTTTGGGGTGCGATATAATATGGAGAAACTATAAATGGAAGAAAATCAAGTTATCGAGTCAAATGTAATCTCCAAAGAGGATGAGGATGAAGAGGAAGAAGGTGGCTTTGATTTTGGTGGATATATCCCAAGCTATAAAAAACAAAATACTGATACAAATGTAGAAAAAGAAAAAAAGAAAGAAGTAATTAATAACGACAATAATGTAGAAGAATTTAGTCCAGAGGTCGTTAATGATGAGTCGGATGACACTCTTATAACTAGAGAAACAAATAAAGAACAATATCTAAAAGGTCTAGAGACAGGAAATGTAGATACTAAAAAACATTTCTTTTTTACCAACATTGAATACGCTCCAGAACATTTAAAAGGACAAAAGCATTGGAGAAATAGTCTTGGTGATTTTTTAAGAATGACAGATAGGGCTGGTATGGCTGCTGCACAGAATTTAACCAATACAGCACAAGATCTATTAAGAATGGATATGCCAGCATCTATGGCTGAAGTTTTATCTGGCGACCCATTATCAGCTGGAATGATGCTTTTTAAAGGAATTAAGTCTGGTATACAAAATAAAAGTTGGGTTGATTTTTTCGATGAACTAGGTTACAGGGCAGGGTCAAACAAGATGAGCTTATTAGATGCTCTTGGTAGTTCTGGAGGAGAAGTTAAAAACTATCAAATGTTTGACGCAATATCAGCAGAAGATCGAATGAAAGGCATTGATTATGGTTTATTCGGCATGCCTTCTTTAACCGAATTAAGTGGTGGCTATCCAGTACGAGATACAGGTAGACCATTTGCAGATGGTGTAACTAACTTCTTAGGGGATGGTATTCCATTTTTTGCAATAGTAGCAGGGATAATGGCTGAACCTACGCCAGCTGGTGAAATTGTTTTTGCTAAAAAATCTTTGGCAACGCTTAAAGCTAAAAGTCCAGCATTTAAAACTTTTTACAATATGGTGTCAAGAGATTTGCTTGGCAAAGGAATGAAAGGAATAGGTGGTCAAACAATTAAAAACGTCACAAAATTTACTGTTAAAGAAGGCTTAAAAGGTTCTACAGCTGGTGCTATAGCTGAAGCATTTGTAGGTAATCCATATCAAGATTTAGGTTTAGACCCTATCTTGCCTGATTTTTTAGATGTTGGTAACAGGGTAGACGACACTTATATAGAGGCAAAAATTAAGTCAATGATTATATCTGAAGTATTTTTAGGGCCACTATTTGGTATTGGTATGGGTGGATTAGGCGTAGCAGCCAGACCAATAACAGAACCTATAGGAAGAGTTTTTACAGCATTTAAAGGACATCAAAATAAAAAACAAGCATTAAACGATGCTATGAAATATATTTCTGGCATTAATAAAAAAGCTAACCAGTTTAAAGGAGAAAGAAGAAATCACTTAGCCGTTGCATATAAGTTAGACATGCTTAAGCAAGTACTTGATGAAGGAGAAAAAAAGATTGTTGAGCCAGCTTTAAACTATATAGTTGACAGTACAATCGTAAGAAAGGCAGCTGAAAGTCTTGGTTTTGTTTATAGAGAAATAGATGAAGTACAAAGAGAAATTGACAATATTAAGGTTAAAAACAATACAGTTACTACAGAACAAGTTACTAGAGATACGCAACTTAACTTAGAAAAAAATAAAATAAGAGATGAAGTTCGTGCGACTAATAAAGAAGGTAGAAAGAAAACTAAACTATACGAAGAGTTAGCTAGCGAAAAAGCTAGGATAAAAGAGCTAGAGGAAAGGTTATTAGAATTAGAAAAGAAATTAGAAAATGGCAAAAATAATTTTGTAAAAGGTATTAATAAGGCTGAGAAATCAGAAAAAGATTTAATCACTTCGATGATTCTTGACAATCAAGTTAGAACTACGCAAGAGATTTCTGCATACGAGAAGTTAGGTGTAGGGTCTGGAGCTAGACCAAAAACTCCACTAGAAGTGCAAAGAATTAATCCTAATGAAATTGATATTAGGCCAGAGCTATTTCAAATAAAAGAATCAGGTAGGTATAACCCTAAAGGCGTAAGTGGGTCTTTAGCTGACCAAAAAGAATTTGACTCTAGATTTGCTGGTGTAATTAGTGTTTGGAAAGATGAGACTGGTGAAATTGGACAGGCTGGAAAGCTATATGTAATTGATGGCCACAACAGATTAGATTTAGCTAAACGATCTCAAGTACCAGAAATAAATGCACAAATAATACAAGCACCTGATAAAGATGCCGCTATTGTTGAAGCTGCAATTATTAATATTAACTCATATAACTACGAGCAAAAGGGTGCAGTCGCAGCTATTGATGTGGCTAAAATTATAAGAATACAAGGTATAAGACCTTTGATGGAGTCAGGTCTTGGAGCTAAAAAGAAAATTGTTTTAGAAGGGTTGCAGCTGTCAAGATTACCAGATTTTTTATTTAATAAATTACTTAGAGGAGAGATTGGCCAGCCAAAAGGTTTAGCTTATGGCTCTGCTGAAATACCACAGCAATCCATAACAGATGTATATAAAGCAATAGAAAAGAGCAATCCTTCTATAGATAAGATTAAACAAGCCGTATTAATGGCAAGTGAAGCTACAGAGGTAAATGACGATGCACAAGGCGTTATTCCAGCATTTGCAGATTATTTAAAAACAACTAACGCAAAAGAATTATTAGAAATTAGAACACAAATTGCAAGTCAGTTAAGGAAAAAACTTACAAGGTTAAGAGCGGTAGGTACTAAGGATAAAAAAGCTGGTGTTGAGCAAGTTGCTGGTAATAAAATTAATTTACAAAACACTCAAGACGCTTTATTAATTGCACAAAAAACAGTTGATTTATTTAATGCTGTTGCTGCATCTGGAGGTAGAACTACAGAAATAATAAAAGAACTAGCAGCACAAGTTAAAGGTAAAAATGCCAGTCGTTTAGTCTCTGACAACTTAGAAAGAATACAAGATGCTTTGCAATTAGAAAACAAACCTTTATTTAAAGGGTCTGAAGTTGTTAGACATCAACAAGAGATTGATAAAACCAGATTAGAGACTTTAGAAAATATGCAATCTGAAACTCAACAGAAAACATATAACAACGAAGAGCTCGAAGCATTATCAAATGAACCAGCATTTAAAGAGCAAGTAGAAAACTTAGGAGATGGTCAAAGAGATAGTATAGAAAATCAGCTAAAAACTAAGGGTGTTGTTACAAATAACCCTAGCAATATAGAAGGTAGGTCTTTATCTCCTTTAGTTACAAATCCCAAAGCAAGAGTATTTCCAGAATATTTTGAAGGTTCTGACCAAAACTTATTAAAAAATGCCATAGACATGGCTGGGAATGTACAGAAATTTAGTAATTTTGAATTACAAGATGCAGTCGAAAGAACAAAAAGATTTAAGCTTACAAGCAAACAAATTAAAAACATACAGGCAAAGAAAGCAAAGTTTGAAAAAGCAAATGCAGTATACGAAGAATTAGATAAACAGATACAGGATTTACTTGAAGGCAAAGGCAAGCAAGGTAATCTTATCGAGCTAGACCCAGACAAGGCTGAAACAGAGCTAGACAAGTTAATGGCTGCAAGGGAAGCCGCTGATAAGGAACGTGCAAAGTTTGTAGATGAAAGACTTTCAATGCACTCTGACCATATGAAGTTAGTGTCAGAATTAGAGACTAGAAAGAAAGACCCACAGTTAAATAGAGTATCTAATGCTAGAGAAGAATCACTAGCTAGAAAAACAGAAAGAGAGAAAAACAAAGAGATAGTAGATCTTAAAAAGGCTATTGATTTCAAAAAGAATAGAGGAGACTACAAAACTAAAAAAGGCTATAACCTTGATGAAGCACAAAAAATAGATAATTTTACTTTTGCCCAATATGGTGCAGAGTTAGAAGGTAAGGTCGATAATCAAGGTAAAGCTTATGGAAGATTTTATTTTGGCAAACCAGCACCTAGATTTAATAATGAAGTTATTAATTTTGTAAATGATTTAGATATAGCTATATATACAGTTGGAAAACAAATAGCAAATGGTACATCAAGAGCTAGTAAGTCGCATTATAAATATGTTGAATTATTATCAGATCTAGGATTAACCAACAATCAAATACTTACAAGATACAGGGAAATTGTAGAAGAATTAAGATCTGGAATATTTGATATAGAACCTTCACAAAACTATTACTCAAGCAAACTGTTAAGAGTAATTAGCGATATGGACAAAGGTATGACAGATATAGCTGGCCGCTATGATTACAATATTGACCCAGAAGATATAATTACAGGCAGAGTTAACAAAGCTAAGAAAGAATTAGACGAGAAAATACTAAAAGAATACAAAGACGTTACTAACCCTAAACGACCAGATGAATTAGGCCCAAGAGAGAATAATGATTTTTATGAATTAATAGAGTATGAAGGGGGAGAGCTAGGTACGGAAGAAATATATTTAAGTTTGGCTGGTACTAGCAGAGCAGAAATACAAGGCTTAATGCAAGAAGTTGAAAAAATATCTGGTATTGATTTTAAATTAGTATCTGACCCTATAATTACTAAGCATAATGCTAAGAGTGCCGCAGCCTATGGAGTTCCAGTAGGTACAAAAATAGCTGCTAGAGGTTTCTATAGAGCAGGGCAAGACCCACTTAAAGACTTAATAGTTGTATCTATGATACATGGTCAGGATTTTGCTAACTTTAGTGCTATATCTCAGACTGCATATCACGAATCATTCCATAGATTATTCCAAAGATATTTTACTAAGCAAGAACATGCGTTACTTAAGGGTGCTGAAAAACAATTAAGAGAGTTAGCTGCTTTAGTTAAACCTAAGATGCACGATAAGATTATGGGAATTAATGGATACAAGCCATTATCTTTCGAGGAAGTTGTTACTACAGCTGCATCTGGTTACAAAGAGGCATTAACTGTATACGACAAGAAAGTTGGTAAATGGGGCAAGGTATTAGATAAAGTGTATGACATGGTAGTAAGAGTTAAAAACTTCTTACAGGGCAAAGGATTTAGAACTTGGCAAGATTTATTTGACGATTCTTACTCAGGCAAAATTGCCGCTAGAGGTATGACTCCAGAAGGAGCAAAGCTAGGTACTGTAGGAACAGATGAAACAATGTTTGAAATAGATGCAGATGAATTAAATAATTTATTTACTGACAACTTAGAAGGATTAGCTGACGGCTCGTTATCTATAGAAGAAGTAATGAGTAATGTAAGACGACCATTAATTAATAGAAAGTGGCAAACAAAGGGAGCTAAGTTTTATATTCCTACATCAAACAAGAATTTTATAACAGCAAATAAAACCATTAACCAAGCTATGGATAACATGGTCGATGCAATCATGCAGCCCAACCAAGAGTTTCCAGAACTACCAGCAATAAATACACAGCAGCTTATTAACGAAGGTATGGCTTTGATAGAGGATATAGATGGAAATGTAGATGAAGTAATGAAAATCTTTAGAAAAGTAACTAAGGGAGATCAATTTGCACAGCAAGACTTAGCAACATTTATGGCAGTCAAGATGATGAGAGATGGCAATAATGAAATGTTTAGTGTGGCAGCTTTAAATTATATGCAAGATAAAAGCCCACAAAATGCACAACTATTGCTAGCAACTTTTGAAGATGCAACAAAATTAAATCAAGCATACGCAAAATGGGGTAGAGCATCAGGTCAAAGATTATCTCTGATGGGTAAAGATGTAAGACTAAATGAAGCTCAAGTATCTATAGAGTTTATGTCGAAACAAAGAAATGTTCGATTAACTGGTGAAATAAAATCTATAGAAGATGCTTTAGAAAATGGAATTAAGCCTACAGATCAAGGTTTAGGAGAAGGAGCATATTTTACATCAAGCGAAGTACCAGTTACTGGCGACCCTTCGATAGAGAAAACACTTATAGGTACTACTGAAAGAACTAACATTATTGATGCAGCTGAAGCTGGAGTAAATATCAGACAAATTTTAAGCGATATGCAAGTTAATACAATAATTGGAGGAAAAGGTTTAAATGCTAAACAACGTAAAGCTATTGAAACTTTTATCAGAAATAATGCAGCTGATGGAATAAGGATAAGAGGTGAAGAGATTGGACTCGAAGGCGATATTATTTACATTCCAGATGTACAAAGAGCAAATGATATTATTGGTTCAAAGGTTGCACCAGCACCAGAAGCCGAGCAAAAAGTTACATATAACAGAGAGACATTCCAAGCAGCTTTAGCTGATGGCAAAAACGTATTAGCTGAAGCTTTAGATAAAGAAACTTATGACAGCATATTGAATGGAACTCCTAATGATGAAGCAAGAAGAATTTTGCAAGCATTATCCGAAATAAATCCATATTTAACAGACCCTGACAATGGGGCAAGAATAATGAGGCATATCAATAAATATTTACAAGAAGCACCAAAACCAATGAAAGCTAGCAGTATTGTTGCTGCATTTAGAAATTTCATATTTTTAGGAATAAAAACATTTACTAAGGTTGCAGTTGGTAGTAACTATCGAGCAGTCATGCTTCCTTTTAATAAACAGATTGGAGCAGGGATTTCAGCCTTACCAGCAATGGGAGGCAAGATGAATGACGATATATTTATGGCACAACAAAGACAGGCATTGCAAGGTTTAAATGGCTACATAAGATCGCAAAAACATTTATTCCAGTCTTTATATTTGGCGATGAACGCTTTTAAGCATGACACTAACTTTGGAAATATAGGTAGAGGTCAGTATGAAAAAGGCTTGGCAGAAGGAAAAATGAAATTATTTGAGGTCGAAAATCAAACAGACCTACCAGCTAATGTCGAGTTAGAGCCAAGACAAAAAATAATAGAGAAAGCAAAAGGTGATGAATGGTGGTTAAGTCCAGATAGTGGTGCATTGCAAATATTTACTAAAAGAGTTTTAAATACATTTGGAACAGCAAGTAGCCGTATGTTCTCAGCACTTGATACTCTCATCACCTCTGGTTCAGCTATAGCCCAAGAAGAAATAAGACATATAGAAATGATTATGTTTGATTATGTAAAAAGAGGAATAGATATTACTGACCCCAAAGTATTTAGAGAGATTGAATTAAGAGCAGAAGAGCTAACTAGAAAATCTATGCTAGACGTTGAGATGGCCAATGGAGATATTGTTAGAGGCGGCTTCTTTAATTCTGATAGCATGCAAAAAACATCTGATTATATAGCTTTTACTGACGATATAGTTGTTAAAAAAGATAAGAGAACAAGAGAATACGCTATTAGAAGAGCTAGGGAAAAAGGTATAACTGACCCTATGGAACTGCATCGTTTTGTAGAAGAGTACATGCAACTAGCCGACCCAGCTAGTGGAAGTGTAGATACAACAGCAGCTAACGAATTATTACCTGATGTAGCCAGAGAAAGAATGTTACCTTTTACTGGTAACAATTCAATGGGTGGTATAGATGCTTTTCCCTCTAAAGCTTTAAATGCCATACCTTATGGTATTCAGAAAACACAACAATACATTCCTTTAACTGGGCTTATGTTCCCTGTAAACAGAACTCCAACAAACATTATTAAGGGTTTGCTTAGACAGTTACCTATAACTGCTCCTATAGTTGACAGTTTTTGGAGAGATATAAATTCAGAAGATTTATTTGTAAGAGAAAATGCTATTGGAGAAATGGTTACTGGTACAGTCATAACAGGTCTTGGAGCATCTCTTATAGCATCTGGACAAATACAAGTAACTGGTGGATATGGTTTTAACAGGCAAAGAAGAGAAATGATGATGGAGCAAAGACGACCAGCATGGAGTATAAGGTTTAGAAAGGGTGACGGCACATATAGTGAGTGGTTTAGTCTTGAAGCTTTTGACGTACTTGGTAGTTTGCTTTCTATCTCAGCAACTTATAAAGATATGCTTGAGCAAATGCCAATAGAAGATTATATGCCAATAGATTATGACTCGACTAGAGGTTTATCTGGTCAGAAACTGGATAATGAAATACAAAGATTGCAAGACGTATCAATCGTAGCTGCTGCTCATTTTCTTAGATACTACAAAGCTGCTGAAAAGACAGTAACAAGTGTAGTAGGTGGTCAGCTAGATAAAGCATTATTCCAAAACTTAAATAAACTTTTAAAAATACTTAGGGATTTAAGTAAGGGTAATACTGATATGACTAACTATTATTCTGGAGCTAGAAGACCTGAGAGTGATTATGCCAGACAAATTGGTACTGGCTTATTAATACCGCAATTCTTAAAAGCATTTAGACGAGGTGTTGATAATAAAAGAAGAGTTTACGAAGACAGCGATTTACCAAGTATGTTTGGTTTTATAGATAATACATTTAAGGAAATAGGTACACAGTTACCATTTTTAAGCTACTTGTTTGACCCTGCAATAGATGAAATTACTGGTATGCCTATGACTTATTCAAGTTCTTATGATTGGTATAGAGTATCAAATCCATTGCATAGAGGTATATTATCTATGCTTAATCCAATGGAAGCATTTACACCAACACAAGAAAAAGATTCTGGTATGGCTGGTGTTATTTATAAAGAATTAAATAGACTACATGGCAAAGGTGCGTATCCACGATTTATCTCCAGAAATATATTAAGTAATATTGGCGACCCATTAGATGATAAAGAATTTAATAATTTCAAACGAATATTTACATCTGAAAAACTTGACTTCTTTGGTATTGGCCAGCCTATGACATTCCAAGAAGCATTGTATTACTTAATTACACAAGATGAGAAGTATTCTTTAATGCGTGACGTTAACCCTGCTTTAGTCGCTACTTCACAAAATGTTACTGAATTTGGCCAAGTAGCTAGAAAATTCCCAGAGCGTATATCGAATGAAAGAGAGCTAACTAAATTATCTAGAATAAAAGAAATAGCGAAATTTTATAAAGAACATGCTATAAAGGTTTATACACAAAATACACAAGGAAGCGGCAAGCAAATTAGTAACTCAATTAAATACATGGAAGATAAGGAGAAGAGATTAGCCAACAGAGATAGCTTACCAACTTACGGAGTTGATGTTAGTCTTAATGAATGGAGGGAAATTATTAATTCCTAGCTATGCCTTTTGCTCAATTTAAAGGTACTGGTGACAGTACAACAGTACAATTCCAGATACCATTTCCTTACGTCAAAAAAGACCACATTATCGTATCGCTCGATCAGGTAGCCAACACAAACTTTACCTATATCAATGATACGACTATTGTTTTTTCTCCTTTAAATTCAGTAGCTACAGCTACGCAAGAAACATCTGGAGCTCCAAAAACAGGAGTAGAAATAATTATTAGTAGAGAAACGCCATTGCTTAATGCGTTGGTTGATTTTGTTGACGGCTCTACTCTTACAGCTGCTGACCTCGATACAGCTGTATTGCAGTTGCTATATGGATTACAAGAGGCAAAAGACGATACAGACGCTGGTATTAACTTCACACCTGTAGGACTAGATGCAAGTAATAACCCAATAATTAATGTTCAAGACCCTACAAATCCACAAGACGCTACAACTAAAAAATATGTAGATGACAATATTGCTGGTTTTCTTAAGACAGATGGCTCTGTACCTATGGTCGGAGACTTTAATGCTGGTGGTAAAAAAATAACTAATGTACAAACAGCGACACAAGATACAGACGCAGTTAATTTATTACAACTTAATCAAGGTATATCTACAGCAAATACGGCTCAAAATGCAGCAGCCCAATCAGCAGATGAGGCTGAAGATTTTAGGGATGAAACTAAAGTCTTTAGGGATGAAGCTGAAACCTTTAAAGATAGTGCAGCAGCTTCGGCTGTTACGGCAGTTAATTTAGCTCGTAGGTCAGTATTTGTAGGTTTTAAAAAGCTAAGTGACGGAACATTGCAAATGACATATAATGAGGCCAGCGATACAACTGTTTACAAAGCAGAAGACTTCGTGCAAAATGGGGCTAGTCATGCCTACTTTTTAGGCGAAGATGTATTATCTACTACTGCTCCAAACGCCCCTAAGTTTTCGATTTCAAATTATCAAATGCTTAGAGGACATTTAGTTCTTGACATTTAATTATGGCACAAATTGATTTAGGAAAACTCAAGTTTACTTGGAAGGGTACTTGGACTACGCAAACTGCATACGAAGTTGATGACGTTGTTGAGTATGATGGCTCAACTTTTATATGTATTGCAGATTTAAACGCTTCTAATACTTCGACTCCAAAAGATGCTACAGCGTCTTTTCAATATATGCAGACAGGACTAGCGTTTAAGAGTGGATTTAGTGCGACAGTTACTTATTACAAAGGAGATGTAATTACATATAATAGCCAGACATTTGTATGTACAGCAGGGGGAGGGAACTATAACCAGACAATACAGCAGAAGCCAGCACCATATGATGGCTCATCTGATTGGATGTTGTTAACACCAGCACCAGCTAACAATGTTTTAACTACATCTGGAGATCTAGTAGTAAGAGATAAAGATAACGCAACAAATACTAGATTACCTGTCGGAACTAAAGGCCAAGTTTTAAGAGTTGCGGAAGCACCAAACCACGATATTCCAAATGATACAGTTCTGTTTTATAGCAGATTAGTCGTAAGCAATAGCCATACTGCTACTCTTTTGCATGGTACAGATTTTCCTCCATATGAAACTAAAACTTATGTGGTTACTGTGGCTGCTGCATCTAGTGGAGGTGGAAATAAATTTTACTTAGATGGTGTTGAAGCACCTTATCTATATTTAAGAGCTAACTCTGTTTATGTCTTTGACGTATCTGACGCTTCTAACCAGACACATGAATTGGATTTTGCGGTCAGCATACATACTGGCACAGTAAAACTATCTGACCAAGATGGTGGTTACGTTACAAGGTCTGGAAACGTAGGAACTGCTAACGCAACTGTAACTCTTAAGATGCCTCCTTACGCAGAAATGGTAACTGGATATTACTGTACTGCTCATAGTGCTATGGGTAGTACTATTGACTCAGGGCATGGTGGAAGTAGTGGATATGGAAATTACTCAGGTAATGTCGATCTACCAACTATTTATACTAACATCACTAATAGTGGGCCAACAGCTAGAAAACTTGTTAAAGGTAAAAGCTATACATTCCAGTTTTCTCCTACTGCTGCTCAAAGAAACTACGCTGTCAAAGATACAAATGATTCAGCTTATAACCAATACACTATTGGAGGAGCAGTTACAGATGGTGTAAGTCCAAGCCAAGTAAACACCACAACTACAGCTGGTGGATTCTTTACCTTTACTGTTCCAGAAACAGTAGCAACAAGTCTAGTAATAGAAGACTTTAGTGGCGGTACAGATGGACTACCTTTACAGATTATTGACAGAACATTCTTACCTACATATACAGGTGGAGATTTTGCAGAAAAGAATGTTTTAACTTCGATTAAAGATAACTATAGAGAAAGAACATCTAACATACTTCAGTTTAATAATTACCCCTGTATGTTTACCAATACATATACAGAGTCTATTAAGCCTTTACCAGAGTACTTGAAGAAAGCTGGTCGAGGATTAGGCTATGGAGGGTTTAGTGGTCTTTATAGGCAATATGGATTTTTAGCCCAGAGGGAATATATGGGCGGTGGTAATATGTGGCAAAACGGAAGTTATGATTATACCTATGGTGGCGGTATGGGATATGACGGACAAGACTGTGCTAGTGGAACTAGATGGTATCCTTCAGCTGGAAGTAGAGTACAGGGCTATAAGTTAAGACAAGCACTTGCTGGTAATCCTGATTATGCCCACCTTCTTACAGACTTAAATGGTAACGATTGTGGGATGTTAGACGCAAACGGAAACATCAGACATAGATTCCCAAGAATTATGCAAGTGCATGGCAATAGAAGTATTAAATATTTCTTATACGAAAATGGTATGGTTTGGTTTGCTGGATATAACGGATATGGATTAATGGGTGATGGAGGCACTAGGGATAGATGCCCTGCTCAAAGTCCTATGAAATGGTATGACGAAAGTACATCCGAATTAAAAGGTACGAACTATCCAAAAATTAAACAGTTAGTAACTACTCATGGTCATACTCAAGATACTAGCAGTTACGATTATGGTTCAACTTATGCAGTAGATACGGAAGGCTATCTATATAGTTGGGGTTACAATGGATATGGACAGTTAGGGGATGGAACTACTAACGGAAATTACTACGCAAAGAGAGTACCAAAGAGTGTATTTAATGATGAAAAAATATTATATGTAATGTGTAGTGGCTATAGATATACACATACTATGGTTATTACTGAATCAGGTAAGTGTTGGTCAACAGGCTATGGAGATCAAGGCCAGCTAGGTTTAAACAATACATCCTCCAGAAGTGACTTTGCTGAAGTAACAGCAGTTAATGGTTCACCTTTAAATGGTAAGAAAATAATTCATATATTAATGAATCAGGATGGCGATGCTGAAGGTAGAACATGGTGGCTTACTGAAGATGGTGAGGTTTATTACGCTGGATACTTCAGAGACTATGGACAGCAGACAGGTGTATATGACTCTAATGGTTCTGGTGGTAATGGTATGCCTAGAATACTTACTAACTCCAGCACCCTATGGAATAGCGATAACCAAAAAGTTATTTATATGGCAAGTACTAATAATAGATATTCAACTTTATGGTTTATTACAGATGGTGGAACTACAGGGTTAAGTCAAAAAATATACGCAACAGCATCTAACTATCATGGAGTTGCAGGGCATAACATACAGCCTAATAATCATACTAACGACCCTGCACAGGGGGCTGGTTGGTTCGGTGGAGAAATACTGTTCTCTGACTTTGGAGATTACGAAGATGGTGGAGATAACAATAGACCAAACGAAGCTATAGGTAACTGGTCTAGTTTCCAAGATGGTGGTAGCAATGAAAAGAAAATGAAGATAGGAAAGATAGTAGAGATTATTCCTAGAGGTACACCAGAGAATACATATAACTCTGTTGTTTTAGTAGATGAACATGGCTCATTGTTTATCTGTGGCTATTGGAACTACACACCAAGTAGGGCTTCTGAAAATGATAATCAGCACTACATAAGATACCAAGATCATTGGGTTCCATACTTTATTCATTGGCCAGATCAGCCAGCACAAATCTTAGAAGGTGGCTTTACTCATACTGGTAATGGCACAGAGAATGGTTGGTTTATTATGACTAAGGATGGTAACGTCTTACAAGGTGGAGATAACTCTTGGTATCAAAGAGGTAACTATAATGATTCTGGTTATAGCTCTACTCCTCCAACTTGGGCTACACTAGATACAAACGGATAGTACTATGAATCACAGAAAACCTTTCTTAGAAAACAAATCATTATTTACGAAATGGTTTAAGCATGAACTAACTGGCAAGACAGCAGCCAATGGAGTAGGCATGATGGAGAAGGTCGCCAATGATAAAAAGGATGATAACTGGATGAAATTAACTGACCCATATAAGGATGATACGACTGATTTAAAATATGGGATAGTCGTTGCTGAAGCAAACTTCGACCCTACTAACTGGACTAACGATACTGTCACACTAACAGAAATGACTGCTGACGAGCAGACAGCAGCCAAGAAGTTAGTTAATTGGGATAGTTAAAATATATTAGAACGACTTAGTTTGTCTTCTACTCTTGCACGATAGGCTTCATCCTTTGCGTATCGAGGGTCATTCATAGCAACTTCTAATTGAGCTACGCTTTCAAACTTATCAGCTGAACCAGATACAGGTCGGCCAGATAATAGATCAGGCTCATTGCCTACAGCTGCAACATATCTAGCATGGAGTCCAGCTACTGTTAGCTTGACTTGTTCTATATTCTTAGAGTTAATACCAGATGAGTAAGCGGCTTTCTCTGCATCTGTTAAGTTACTAGCAGCCCACTCTTGCATGTTGGCAAAGTTATCCTCGCCATAGCTATCTCTTATAGCGTAGATCTCTCTTTCAGTTACAGCGAAATCTTCTTTCAATCCTTTAAGGTGAGCATCTACTAAGTCTCTAGGTAGTCCAGCTTGTTCTAGTTCCTTGTAATGAGCATCAGTAATCTCTCCCTTCTCTTGCCAATATTCATTCATTGATTTGTAATCAACATTAGCTTGTTCGAGAATGTTACCGACTGCTTCGCCATATATCTCTTGAGCAGTACCCATTGGCTCTGGAGCTTCTTGGGTTCTTGCTGCTTTCAATTCGTTGTAAGCGTTAAGCAAGTCCTCTTGAGTCTCGAACTCTCCACCTATAAGCTCTTGCTCTTGTGGTAAGTTGCCTTCTTTCTCTAGTTCAGCTGCGGCTTGCTCTAAGCTTTCAACCGCTGCTTGATTCTGTTCGTCTACTGAACCAGTAGGCTGTTGGCTAATTGTAATTTCGTCTGGCATAAGTTACCTCCTTCCATTTCTATTAGTAAGTTCTTCCACCATTTGTGGGGTAATGACAATCTCTTTAACCTTTGCTTCAGGGTCAGGCGGCTGGGAGTCCACTTGCATCGATGGCTGGAAGCTGCTGGTTTGTTCCATCTGTGGGGAGGGGTTCTCCTGTTTCGGGGTTGATTCCTTCTTTGAATTGGGGGCCATAAGGTGCTCCTTGTTTTGTAAAATTGTCCGCTAACTTTGCAGCTGCTGGACTTGCTATCATCTTACCCATCATCTCTTGTTCTTGCATAGTCTTTTGACTGTTAGCTAGATCTTCTGCTTCCTTCTGTAATTGCTCTGGAGTCTTAACTAGGTTGGCTGTATCAATAGAACTACTTGCTGCTAACCTTCTTAATGCTTCTTCCATATTTATATATTGAGTCATAACTTCTGGGCCAAGTGCTTCTTTGGCCGCACCAATAAATTCTAATAACTTGTTCCTGTCATCACCTCTACCTATAGCTTCCATACCAGTAATAGGCTTGGGATGTATTAATGTTTCACCGCCTTCACCCTTTGGAAACTCAGGTATCTTTCTAGTTTTTTGTAATATAAATATAAGTCTCTTAACTAAAGGTAGCTGTAGTTCTTGAGTCAGCTGTGAGTACAAGCCACCAAGACTGGCTTCTAACTCTTGACTTGAATATCTTATCTCTTCTGCTGTAACTCTTTCAGCTGGTCTTTGTACTGCACTATTAAGTAGGAAAGCAAACTGTAATCTATTCTCAATCCTATCAATAGTATTGTTAGCTAGAGATAAATCATTTAGTTTACCTTGAGCTTGTAGTACTGTTACATCATTTGCTGACCCTTGTATAACTGCTCCATTTTCAGCCTGTACTAAAGTGCGTGGTCTTGTTGTTCCAGATGGAGACACCATAAACAAAACCTTCGAGAGCATAGCACTTGCTTCGAGGATGCTTTGATACAAATTTTCTAATGCAGTAAGGTCGCCATACCATTGCTCAATATAAGAACGACCATAATGTTCTCCTTCAATCTGACTCCAGCGAAGAGGAATAAAAGGAGAGCAATCTGCTGGTGACATACCATAAGTGTTTGGTACTGCTTTACCTTTTACTTCCTGATACCACATACACTTACCTTCCTTATACTTCACGCATGTATATATCTTGATAGCTTTCTCTTTATTGTTGTAATCGTTTTTATCTTGCATATCTTTAGGCAAGAAATCTTTAGGCAATACACTTGGACTTACTTCTTCTTCAATAATAATTTCATTCACATTGCCCATTGGGTCACGATGAATAGTGTAGTTCTCTAAGTGTATGACTCTTATACCTGTTGGGTTTATATAAAGTAAAACATTGCCAGCAATAATTAATTGCTTGAAGGCTTCGTGCATACTAGCTCTGAAACTCATAGTCTCAAGCATGTTGCTAACCTGTTGCTCTACTTTTACAAGGGCTGTATCAAGTTGCGTCTTAGCTTCTGGGCCTTGTTCTGCGACTATCATTGCTAGCCCATCTATCTCAAGCTTGAAGAAGCCTGTATTGATAGGGAACAAATTTATGCCAAGCTTGTTTGCAATATTTAAAACTCCCCTTGCTCCCATACTTTGGTGCGGTGTATCTACCTTACCTTTCTCGCCATAATAATCCTCTGGAAATTCAAACGGAATAGTAACCTTTGCATTTTTTCTTGCACGTTCACTATATGGTTGTCTGTTTGATTTCGCTTGACTGTACTTAGATGCAACAGTAACGCCTTTCTTCTGCTCCATAGCAGATTTATAAGCGTTAGTTTTATCTACGCTACTGGTTAAGGTTACTTCATTATTCATTTAGTTTATGGGATTTGTAGGCCAGAACCCTTCAGTAAATCTGTTCTTAATCTTTTTCTACCAAACCCTCTTTGCTTCTGGGCTGTACCTAAACCAATATCTCCAGCTGGTATTTCCAATGCTGCGGCTGGTGCTTTAGCAGTTGCAGCTGGTGGTGGTGCGGATGGAGCGTTAGCTATTTTCTTCTGCTCTTCTTGACGAGCTAAGTTATCTGCTCTTGTCTCTTCGTACTGTCTCTTCTGTTCAGCTATCTGCTCACGCTGTACGGCTAACATTTCGTCAGTCCGATCTGGTGGTCTTCGGTTGCCGCCGCACATAGTTACCTCTTAGTTTTGTGTGTTTTGCTCATTGTAAACTGATTCGAGCATTTTTACCACGCTTCGCTGACCAGAATAAAACCAAATGTTTCTATCAGTTGTGTCAATGTCTGGGCATTTCTCAGGATACATTTCATTTAAACGTCTAATCAATGCTTCATCAACTGGTGGAAACTGGTCGTCAATAGCCATAAGTAATGGTAAGTTATATACATAATACTTTAATTACTATGGCTAGAAAAGGATTGTATTACAACATAAATAAAAGAAAGAAGGCTGGTACAAGTAGAAGTAAAAAAGATAGCACTATAACACCACAAGCTTACGCTAATATGAAAGCTGGTTTCCCTAAGAAAAAGAAAAAGAATCCACTAGATATTGCTTAAGGTTTCCATAGTTTAACCTTACCTGTTTTATTGTTATAGTCTTCTGCTCTTAGTATCCTAGCCAACCTTGCTGTAAGCAATGCTTCTTTATGTCCACCTGATTTCTTCTCGTATTCTTTAACGACTATATCCCACATCTCTTCTAATGTTTTACTGTCGCCTAGTATCTTGTTAGCTGTTACTGTACCCACGCCAGTTATACCTTTATAGTTGTCAGTCATATCTCCAGTTAGTGCCATAATCATCCAGTTCCTATCCGCTTGCCTTCTTGTTATAAGTTCCAAGTCATCTCCAGCTAGTAGCTTGCAGGGTATGGTTCGCATGTCTTTATCTGGACTAACAATTATAGGGTCATCTAACTCTTTGCTTGTAGCAAGTATGCCAAGTACGTCATCGCCTTCGAGGTTGTCATACCTAACACACTTGTATCTATTTGTAAGTGCATCCATCACGCCTTTAAGTGCTAATGGTTTTCTTCTGCTCTTGCGGTTGGCTTTGTAATCCTGATACAAGTCATGCCTAAAGGTAGGGTAGGAAGTAAAGCACATAATAACTTCACCTTCATCTTCGGATACTTCTTTGTATCCCTTGATGTATGTCTCGATAAGATCTAACGCCCAACTAGGTCGTGAGTACAATACATGCAAGTTGTCATCGAACTTGTCATCGCTCTCTACTGCATAGCAGCAATGGTAACAAAGCCAGTCGGCATCAATTAATAAAGTCATTAGAAGTTTGTAAGTGAAGGTGTAAGGCGGCCAGTAGATTCGTTGTATTGCAACTTATCTGCTTTGCCCAAGCATCCGTTATGTCTATTCTTTAGTACCTTTAGCTGTAGTTCATTGCTTCCTTCTTCTGATTGCTGCGATCTAATGCCACACATAACAAGGTCACTTAACTGGGCTATGGACTGCGACCCTCTTAAGGCGGCCAAGTTTATGTCGCCTCCCTCTTCAGCTGGTTTGCCATCTGTTCTACGCAAGTGACTGACCATAACTAAACCTACGCCTGTCTTCTCTACTACCTGTCTTAGCTTGGTGCAGCATACATCTATTTGTTTTCTTTCATCTCCATCGCTTAGTCCAGATACCACAAGACTAAGGTGATCTAGGAATATTACATCGCACTCTTCACCAGTAGCCATATATGTTATCTGATCTATTAATCGATCAGGGTCTAGTGAACCAAAGTGTTGCAGCAATACAAACCTATTGTCACTAAATAAATAATCAAATGCTTGTCGTAACTCTTTCTCATCAACAGCCTTCTCATCTATATGCAATGGTTTGTTTAAGGCAATGGATAGGATGCCTTGCATACTTCTCTTACTGCTCTCTTCGAGGCCAATCCACCCCACCTTAAGATTATGGTTAAGGAAATGATAAGCCATCTCCCTACAAAGTAGGCTCTTCCCCACGCCAGTACCAGCACAGATTGTAGTCAGCGACTGCTTTCTATATCCTTGCACCATCTTGTTTAGTTCTGGAAAAGGATAGCTACATATCTGTGAGTTATCTTCTTTAACTAGATCTTCCCATAGATCGTAGGCAGAGAATATGTTGTCGGGTCTGACAGGACTTGCTTTGAAGAGGAGATCTCTGAGTAGCTCGCCCTCCCCTGCGAGGAGCATTTCATTAGCATCCTTTCTTGGTAGGTGAGCGATAGCTGCTTTACCAGTAGGTAAGATTTTTGCAACCTTTTCGGCAGCATGAACACCAGCTGGGTCGGAGTCAAAACAAATAACGATACGAACAAACTGAGATAACCATTTTAAATTTGCAGCTACATACTTGGTAGCAGATTGAGCACCTGATGGCAAACTTACAACTGGAAAGTAATTGCCTGTATTAGATCTTGTACATTGAGCTATGCTGAGACAGTCGATCTCGCCCTCTGTAATTGTTACAAAAGAACTACCAGTATTAAACTGTCTCCATAACTCTTGACCCCATAGCTTTATATCCGACAAGTCTCCCTTCCATATAAATCTTTTATCTTTAAACCTTATATGTTGAGCAGCAACTAATCCACTTTGATCTCTGTAAGTTGCCACCTGACAATCAGTTCCGTTTAATTTAGATACTCCATAGTTAAAAAACTTACAAGTCTCTTCTGTTATGCCACGTTTTGGTAGGGCACAAGGGATTGGAGTTAGTGGATTCCATTCTTTTTTCATTGGTACAAACGTGGGTTTCTTCAAAATTTTTTTGGGCTGAAATTGCCAACCACATCCAAAGCAATGCTTATGTCCATCATCGTAAACAGCTACATTATCTTTGCTGTTACATTCTGGGCAAGGTTCTTTGCTTATGTATTTACTCGGCATACCATTCTTTTGGGATAGTTTTGTTACACCAAAGAAAGCCGTGACGTTCAGCCCATTGCCAATACGTCAGGCTTCTCTTGGCTTTACTAAGTTTGTTGTTTGCGTTTTGAAAACAGAACCGCAAGCTTAGTGTGGGATGTTGCGTCTTGACTGCAATATATTTTTTTCTCTCTTCTTTAAGTAGCGTTCCTTTGAGTTCAACCACACATGAAGGAAGGATGATGTCAGGAGTGTAGCTACTGCTGATGATGTAATCATAGCTGACAGTTTCATAGCTGAATTGTACATTCTTTTTGATTAAGTCAGAGGCAACTTGAGCCTCGAACTTTGATCTAAAATGTACTACCCCCGAAGGAGTTTTCAACGTTTGAGGGTGTGAGGTCTTGCGTTTCGTTTTTGCTTTGGAACTTGAACCCTGAGAGGTCTGTCGTTTTTTCATATGGAACGAATTTCATAATGACTATGGCTTCTGGTTGGACTGTTAATCCAACACCATACTGCGGATGGTTGTAGCCTTGTACTCTTAGCTTGGCTTGTACTGTTGTTCCTCTACCTAGTCCTATGTACTTCTCTCTTTCCTCTCCTGTAATTGGAGTGCCATACTTATCGACTAATACTGGCGGTGTATTCTTAAATCTATTAGCACCTTGCCCAGCTTCAACAGGCTTTTTACATTTGATTGACAATACTTTCTTGCCCTCGAAGTCAGTAAACTCATACCTTGAGTGTTCTCCTAATTTAAAAGTTGTATCTGGGAAGGCTGCTTTTAGCTGACCTTTCCATTGGTCAAGTCCATCTTCGAATTGTTGGAACACCATTGCTGTTTCTTTATCGTCTGTATCTAGCAATAAAGTTACGCTCCATTCTGGTGCTTTATTAAAAGCATCATCTGGTTTAACTAGATGACTCCATGCAACACCGCACTCTGGGGTGAAGATATAAAAAGGTTTTGCTTTGATCTGGCTCATGTTATGAAATAGGTTGATGAACGTGTAAGTAAAACATCTAGCTCTCCATGAGTAGGCTCTGGAGGTAGTGCTTCTATTTGTTTGTCTGTTAATTGGGCTTTCAATTCTCCCTTTAGTTTTGACAGTTGATCTACTGAATACATATCAGCGAATGACTGTCTAACTGAGTTACGGAGTAGACTCATTTCAGACGGCGTAGTTACGAAACAATCGTGGATGCCAGCGATATTTTCGACTCCCCTTATTGAAGCATGAATCGTAGAAAATGCCATATGACTTGCATCAAAACTATGTAATATATTTGCTGAGATCGCATGCCCCATCTTCTTTGTATTAAAATCTGGGGTATCCTCGTTTGTTCTTATATCTAGATATACGTCAGATAAATAACGTAATTGTATTCTTATTTTTTTTGGGTCGTAATACTTCTGTTCAACATACAAACCAGTAGGGCTAGTCCAATGTACTGCTTTGTTTACTTTACCTAGCTCTCTACCTATAGCTCTAAACCATTTCATTGCTACGCATGCTGGTTCGATAGCCTTTGCTGACTCCTGATACAGCACGTTAGCCATATAACTTACTGTACTCATAGCACCTTTACCTCTTGTCCAGTTATTCTTGCCTAGCATTGACCCACGCTCGATAGCCCAACTGTAGGCGTGGTGATAGAAAGCACTATTAGTTGCTGAGTATGGTGCTGTCATAACGCAAGGCTTAGTCAATGATCTATCCACGTTTAACATCAACCACTTGCTAGCTCTTGGGTCTTTAGCCTGTACTAATCTCTGGTTTACTTTGCTTGCAACTTCGCTGTATATATCTTGTGGTCTATCGCTATTAATTAAATTAACTTTCTCTCCCATTACTTTGTCACGGAGCAAACCTGAGAAGTGCTGAATAGAACTGCAAGTGCAATCAAGGTGGCAGGGAAGCTGACATAAATAGCTACTTGGTTCTTGTTGATAAAGATAGATTGCCCTGCAAAAAGCAAGAAAACTCCAAGCCTTATCTGCTCGCAACCAAAAGTCAGGGGCTGTCCAACAATCTCTACCAATTCCATAAATAGTTTTTAAATTATTATTAACCCAATCTATCTTTGTTTGAAAGTCATGTTTGATTCCATACATATTTGCACCATGTATTTTTAACCACGACAAATCATCTTCCGTTTTGATTAGCTTGCCGTTTGTAAATTGCAGTAGTGCTCTTGATAAATCATTGCCTTGAGAATTAAGAAAAGGAACTCTATCATATACTCGACCTCTAAAATCTAGTTGCTTTGGAAAGTATAAGTTAGGTTCATCTTTATATTTCTCAGCCATCCATAACATCTTGGCAATACCTATGCGACTACCTTTAGTTTGGTTATTCTTATCTATAATTCTCTTGCAGTTTATTCTCCATTTAATAACAAGTGGGTCGTCTTCATCTAAATGTTTAGGGTATGGCGGTACTGCATATCCATCTCTTGGTAATAAGCAGCCTATCTCTAGGTTGTTATCGTAAGCATGCAGCACCTGATCTAAAATATATTTATTAATACACCAGCTAACTTCCCCTTGTATGTTGGCTACTTTTAAAAAGGCTGTATCGTTGTATATTCTAGAGGCTATCTCTTTGTTATTACTTTTAAATAAATTAAATTTTATATTCTCATTGTAGTATCCACCATCATATGGGTTACTCCATCGCTTCGGTTTAATAAGCATAGGTAAGAAGTTAGGGCTGGTTATTCTAACTTCAGTATCAATTTTTTTTACCCACTCCATACACTTGTCGGTTGCTCGAACCATTCGTCTTGCTGGCTTGCAAGATTTATCTAAAAAAATTTCTATTAATCCAGTATATTTTTGTATAAGTTCGACCATAAATAATCCACTTGCCATCCGCTGTCTTGGATTCCAGTATTCTGTATTAGTCATATTGTTTATTAAAAATATTCTGTATCTTTTTTTATGCCTACCTTTCTTGTACTTAGATAACTCACTATCTGTAGCTCTATCGAGCATTGTCTCTATCCATATCTTTTCGATAACACCAGCTGCTAGCTGATGCAGACTTGGTGTACTAGATAAGGTATCGACTACAGATCTAATGGATGCAGCTGCAATTTGTTGGGGTGGTAATTCTAGTAAGGGGGTAAGCATTGCATAGTTAGTGCCAGCTTTTCCCTGCTCTATTTTCCTCCTGATGGCTCGCAAGTGACTGACAATTATATCCACATTAAAAGAGCATAGAGCCTCGCCATAAATGGTGAGAGACTCCATGCTCGCTGCTTGTTTTCGATTGTGTTGTGATCTTATTCTATTCTGACCCATGTTTAACATCAGGTCTTCATTAGCTAGTTGATCGTCAAGGCTTCGCATCACTCCAAAACTCTATAGTTTTGGCGTATTTACCTTCAAGCCATTCAGTAATAATACGTTTAGCTAGCTCGGCTCTGGTAATGCCCATGTATTTAGCTAGATGATCTAGCCTATTGCATACTTGGGGTGGTAAAAAGGCTTGTAACTTTTTACTTTCTTCCATTAAAAAACCTCCGTGCTGTATTCCATACTAATTTAACTGTCGAATACATAGCTACCCTATGCTCGACATTAGTAAAGGTTTGCTTAAGTAGTTCATTCATAGCCCTATCGCTAGCCTCATCTTCTGTCTCTATCTTCTCTGGATTATCAGGTAGCATAGTCCAATAGATAGCATTGGATGGATAGTAGTTATATGAATAACTAATCCATTGTCCGTTAGGGGTAAAGTCATCACCCTTAGTGAAGTAGAGAATAAGCCCAGCATTATTAGAGTGGGCTTTGTTAGGTTTTTTCTTCGCTAGTTTGTATAGCTGGTAATCCATGCTCCTTAAGTAGTAGGTTGTAATCAGGGTTAAATCCTATTTGGATTGTTAATGACATGAATAAAAATGTCAACAGAATAATATTTAATTTTATGAGACTCATACTAAGCTACCTTATTGTTCGCTTTGCATAACTTCACCTCATAAATATCGTTATAAGGTATCTTGCTTCGCATAAAGCTAGTCAATGCCTCGTATAAATTAACTGCTTTTATATAGTAGGCCTCAACAAAATTTGTTGAAGCACTACTATAAACAATTTCATACGTTTTCATTTCTTTATTAACTATCTGCATGAGTTCATCGCCTCCACTACGGGAATTAAATCCTCAATTATATGCTTAATTAATAAATTTCTAGCCTTACATGAATCATCTGGTAACACTATTAACTTATCCGTATTGCCTGAGAGATTATTAATAACTCCCAAGATATAAGTTAGTCGCTGTACTTGAGTATGCCATAACGGATTTTCTTTTAATAACTTAAGAAGTTCGATGTCATTAGCACCGATCTCCCT